GTCGTGATCACCCCATTCATATTCATCTTCCATAATACACAATTTATTATAAATATTACGTAAAAATAAAAAACCCCACTTAATTAAATGGGATTTCTTTTATTTGTTCTAAAGATTTAAAGTAATTAATTCTTGTTTCGGCAATTTGTTTGTAATTTTCACTTAACTCAATACCTAACCATCTACGTTCTAATATCTGAGCCGCCACTAATGTTGTACCTGAACCAGCAAATGGATCTAATATTACATCGTTCTTGTAGGATAGTATCTTAATAGCTTTGGTCGGTATGTCCATTGAGAAAGTCGCCTTGGTGAGTGATTTAGTATCTGCAAAGTAATTCCACTGACCAAACACAAGTTCCATAAACTCTTTCTTATCCTTCTCCTCATATACAATTTTTTTCTTTAATGACCCATCTTCCTGTTCAATGTCAGTAGGTGTCCCTTTCCACTGAGGTTCTCCTTTAACCTTTTTAATGTGGTGTTTTTTGTATGCTAATATTACACACTCCTTTGGATTATAAATATACGGACTTGATGGACTCATCCAAGAACCCCAAGCAGTAGTCTTACTTCTATGTGGCGATTGTTCTTCAAGATCAACGATACCAAAGAACCCAAAACCAATTTGTTTCATTAACTGATACATCTCAGAAACAAAGAAAATACGACCACCTTTCTTTTGTCTGTTAATCTCATAAGGAATGTTAAGAGCAATACGACCATCATCCTTTAACACGTTGTAAGCCTCAGTTAACCAATTTTTAGCAAATACTAAATACTCATCAAATTCAACATCGTCGTCGTGTACATCATATGCAATACCAACCCCATAAGGTGGTGATGTTACGATTAAATCAACTGATCCTTCAGGTAATGTTTTCATCACCTCAACACAATCCCCACTTATAATTTTTCCTGTTTCTATCATTATTTTATTTATTTACTTAAATTACACTTGTTATTGCTTGAGCTAGTTTATATCCTGTGAAGGCACCTATTGCGGCCGAACCCGGTAAAACAATAAACTTACCCAACATAGTTTCATATTTCTTCCTATTAACAATGTAAGAAATTAATATGTAATAAGCAATGTAGTTGATTAAAACCAAAAAGTCCAGTTCTTTTGCCACAAAAACTACAATTGAGTTTCCAAGAAATCCCCACATAAAATTAATAAGGGTTTCACGAATAAGTTCACCGGGAGTTGTTATTGCCCCTAACACATTTATCTCTTTTGATAAACCTTTTTTATTTTTCACCACCATATTGTCTATCTAAGTAATCAAACAAATTTAAAAACTTAGGAACCTCCCCATTTTTAGTTATGTAATATTCTCTTAGTTTTGTACAATTAAGACCATATTTCCTATCATGACCTAATCTGTCTTCAACGTATTTAACATCAACCTCTTTGTTTAAAATATAAGAAATATTTTTAATAATGTCCAAATTTGTCACTCTGAAAGTTGTTCCAATATTATAAGTGGTGTTTACAATCTCATCGTCAAACATTAAATCACAAATGACTTTTACATTATCATAAACATACATCCATTCTCTAACTTGTAATCCGTCACCATAAACTGGAATTGGTTTACCTTCACTGATAGATCTTGCAATTGTCGGTAAGAATTTTTCCTCAAATTGATGTTCACCAAAATTATTACAAGTTCTTGTGATGAGATATGGTAAACCATAAGTTCTATTAGCAGATAAAACTAACATATCAGATGCCGCTTTAGTTGCGGAATAATATGAACTAGACTTTAAACTATCATCTTCAGTTGCCGTATGATTAATTGCAATGTGTTCATCCATATCACCATATACCTCATCAGTTGAAATGTGTATGAATTTTTTAAGGTTCTTATTTTTTCTTGATATCTCCAATAAATTAAATGTTCCTTCAACATTAGTTCTAACAAATGGTAACCCATTCTTAATTGAATTATCAACGTGAGACTCAGCAGCAAAGTGAACTATGTAATCAAAATCACCAAGTTCATCTGCCGTTACATCACAAATGTCTTTTTGTAAAAAAGAAACATTGTGTTTAAGATTCATTCTACGACCAGCGTATGTTAGTTTATCAACACAAAGAACATCACATTCAAAGTTATCTAATAGGTGATTTATAAATGCGGATCCTATAAACCCCGCTCCTCCTGTTACTACTATTTTCATTTTTTCTCTAATGTTTCTATATGATGTTGCAAGTACCATAATGCCTTCTTAAGGTCCTGTAACTCTTTATCTTTTTTTCCAGCTCTTGAAATATACTTTACCGTATTTCCTAAACTAAATCCTAAATCCCAAGCGTCAATAACTTTTATTGCCTCATAAGGATTATCCTCTCCCCCGTAATGGTTAGGATGATTAACTTGTTCTATTTTTATTGGTGGACACTCACAAAATACGTTAGCCCCACATACACATTCTTTTTCCATTATTCTTCTCTATATTCTTTTAATAATTCATCATTTGAAATTGTCCCGTATTTCTCATTAAGACCTTCCATATCAACATCCTTACTCATCATTATTTTAACGTCGTAGATTTGATCGGTAGTATTTAAAGATATGTCAATTTCTTTAATAATTTTATATGGGTCAGCATTTGATCCAGGTCTTCTATCCTCAACATAACCTTTCCAATTTTTTGCGGTATCTCTTGGAATTCTAATTGATGCCCCACGATCTGAAACCCCCCAACTAAATTTATCAATTGATTGTGTTTCAAATTTACCAGTTAAACGAAGATCGTTATCTGACCCGTAAGCTTTAATGTGAGCCTCATGTCTTACCTCAAACGCATTAAATAATGACATAAAATATTTTTCGTTACCATCATTTCTCATTTTATCTGTGGAGAAATTTGTATGAAGTCCAGACCCGTTCCATTCCCCTTTTCGAATTGGTTTTGGATGTAGATCAATCCTATAATTATATTTTTCAGAGATTTTATATAAAAAGTATCTTGTCATCCACAAATCATCACCCGACTTTAATTTACCTTTTGAAAATACTTGGTATTCCCATTGACCTAATGCAACCTCAGCGTTGATCCCTGTAAGATCAATTCCGTATTTTAAACACATATCCATATGTTCCTCAACAAAATCTCTTCCTACAACATATTCACCGACACCACAATAATATTTACCTTGTGGTTCCAAGTTGTTTTCATCGTGACCTAAAATACATTTGTTTTTTCTATCATAGATAAAATATTCTTGTTCAAACCCAAACCATAAATCTTCTTGATCTCCAATTAGTTTTGATCTTGTATTAGTTTCGTGTGGTGTACCATCAGAATTCATTACTTCACACAACACGTAAATTGTGTTTGTGTGATCATAAAAATAATGTCTAACAGGTATTAAAATACAATCAGAACTATTACCTTCCGCTTGTAATGTTGATGATCCATCAAAGTTCCATTCAGGGAAATTATTTAGAACTAAACAATTTTTAATTTGTTCATAATCCACAATTTTAATCTTACTTCTAAGATTTGGCTCAGGTGTGTACCCATCAATCCATACATATTCTAACCGAACTTTCATTTGTTTTTATTTATATAATTTATTATTTCTTCCTCATTTTTTCCCTCATTAAACATCCTGTAGACATTGCGTGAAAATTCATCCGTACACAACACTGCGTCGGCATCTAAATAATTCATAATATCTGTAAGGTTATTAAGGATGTTTTCTTTCTTTAAAAATCTTTTGTTAAAACCCATTTTTAATCTTCTAAAAATTCTTTTTCTTTTTTTCTTTCCTCTTGTTCAATATTGTAATTTCTCGTTTGATTAATTAACATTATTGTTTTTCTTTTAAATAATGGTAATAATGTTTCTTCAATTGGGAAATCACCTTTACTAATCATTTCTAATACCGGTAACTTTGTTTTATTTTCGGTCTCAGAAAATGTAGTTATTATCTTTGGTATTGTCAATTTGTTTTTATCATCACAATAAATTAATTTAACATTTGTCTTATTTTCTGGTGATTTTTTTGCTGCCGGAGATACTTCATACTCCCAAACATAATACTTGTTGTCTCTCTTATCCAAATGGAAAAAGAAACCTTTGTTAGATAAAATTTCTTTTTTATTCTTCCTGTATTTTGCCTCAATACTATCATAAACTAATGTCCATACAGATTTTGCAATATTAAAATATTCCGTCATCCTTGGTGCGGTGTATTGTAAAATCTTTGTGAATTCTTCATACTCTTCAATTGACATCTCAGGAACACTTTTAATTTTAAGATCTTTTACTAAAAGTTCGTCATCAACTGAATTAAATTTCTTGTTTGTATATATGATTTTCTTATCCCTGATAAGTGTTTGTATGTTCGCTAAATGTAATGATAATTCTATAAATCCAGGATAAAGTTCCATGTTATCTAACTTTTCGCCCATACGTTGGAAATATGATAGTAACTTATATTCCTTATGTTCACTATCAATTGGCTTTTCAAACATCCAATCGGTGTCCATTACAAATTCTATTTTTTTATTTCTTGCCATTACCCATAAACATAATAATATAATTGTATTCTGTAAAGGTATTAGTCAATTCTCATTACAACAAAAGTTGAATCATTAACTGAAACGGTATCATATTCATTGTTGTAACTACTTATAACACCATAATCATTCTCATCTATTAAATCATTTAATAAACTTTGTCTATCTATAAAATTATTATAGTCATCACCCATTTCATCTAACCAACCCATTGGATCATCTTTAATTTGGCCTAACCTATCCTCAACGGCTTCCTCAATTTCACTCTCATTTAAGTCACCATCTGGATCATCTTTTATATCTTGTATTTCTTCATCTATAACTTCTATTTCATTTTCAATTTCTTCAACCCTTGATTCATTATCCGACTCATGTTCACCATCCTCATCTTCATCTTCATCTTCATAAGTCACTGACTCAACTTTTTTACCATTTTGGTAAATTTGCCATTTATTTTCAGACCATTCAACAACTAAAATGTTATTCATGTAATCATTAAATTTGAAGTACTTAAGACTTTCAACATCTTCCTCTATAAGAGGAGACCTAGCTCCACTTGAAATTAAATATGTTTCTATTTCAAGGGACCTTTTTTGGTTTTGTAATTTTTCAATTTCTTTATCTTGTTTAACACTAGTTTCCCTACTAACATCATAATTTTCAGGATCGTCTATAACCCATTCACGAATCATGTCTTCATAATATTCGGCAACTTCGTCACCATCAATATGGTAAGATAAAGTATTTTTATCAAAATTACTTAAATCATTTACCATTTCATCATAATACTCTTTAAGAGAACTATCCGCTTCATTTTCAGTTCCAACCGCATAAACATTACCACTAGAATTATTATGTATTGACCTAAATGTATATAAGTCATAATGGGAACCCTCAGGTATTAAATCATACACATCATTATCTTTATCCTTAAGTTCATCAATCTCAGATTGCAAATCATTTTGTTCATTCTCCAATTCATCAATAATTTCATAATCTTCCTCGTTATCGATTCTTTCCTCAAGTTCTTCCATTCTTCTTTCCAAATCTTCTAATTCTTCACGTTCTGGCCCATCTAAATATTCAATATCACTTTCTTGAATCATATAGTCAAAAACTGCGTTTGCCATTAAACCTTCGTCATCAATATTAGAATTATTTAGATCCCATTCACCATCTTCTCTTCTTTGTCTGGCTTCAGCCCTTAAAGCCATTTCTTTTCTTCTATCAAGTTCTTTACTATATGGTGTGTCCCAATAACTTAAACTACCACCAACTGTTACACCTTCAAGACTTACAATACCTGAGGAACGAAGATTTAAATCACCAGTCACAATTAACTCACCCAAATTAGTTACTTGTTTTAAACCAATTAAGTTTAGATTACCATTAACTCTTATTTTTTTACCCTTGAAATCGGGAAACTTAGGAATCGCTTGTGCTTTATAATTAACAGACTTTAATAGATCCATATATTCTTGTGGGGTGAAATCTTCATACTCAACATTATCATCTTGTTCAATAATAATATTCTTAATCATCTCAATTAAATCACTCTCGTTAATCCTTATAACTTTTTTCATATTACAATAAATATTTAATGGTTTACAAAATATGATACTTCTCTGATATTTATAATTAAATAAACCTATTAAAACAAATATTATGGGATGCGGATGTAAAAATAAAGCCAATCAACAACCTGTTCAGGCACCTCAACCAGCTCCACAACAACCAGCTCCAAGCCAATCTTCGGTTCAAGAGTCGGTAAAGAAAATTGTTGAGAAGTATTACAACAAAAAGTAATCTGTGGTTATTGGTTAAAAAGTTGAGGTGGGAAGTATTTTCCACCTTTTTTTATATTTATAAGTTATGAATGATATTGAAGAACTAATTGAGGAATTTAATAATAATAATTGGAATGGTATATCCAAAATATTCAATAATAAGATTGAAGTATTTTTAAGTTTTATAATTAGAAAAGGTTTAATTGATGAGTTAGACTTGTCCAACATACCTTATGATAACGCACCTTCATTTAACTTTTTAGTTAAAACAAAAATTTTAGATAACTTTGACTATAGATCTATACCAGAACTTCTTGAGAATGATTTTCTCTTATATAAAATACAACAGGATCCTGAAGTTTGGTTGGAATGGCTAACTAAAAATATTCTAAGGGATGTTGAAAGAAGATCGGATGGGTATTACCTACGATTAAGAGACCGTACAGAACTTGCTGAACTATTTGATGATAGTGGTCGTGATACTACGGCAAAAGACGCAGCAGAACGTGTATTAGGTGAAGATTATTGGGAAGATTTTTACGATTCAACCCATAATGTTTATGAGGATGTAATTGAAGAATTAGATGTTGAAAATGTTATAAAATTAAGAAATCATATATTCAGAGAAATTGGTAATGTTGAGTTTTCATTAGAAAAATATGACTCAGAGTTTTTTGAAGGTTTATCTGAAGAACAAGGAACTGAAGGTTATTTCATAATCAAAGAAACCGATTTAGATGAATTGATTAAGAATGAAGAAGCAATGAAACAACTTCTAGATGATGATTTAAATGAATTAAAAAGTGAATTATACAATATTCATAGTAATGCATATAATGGGGCATACCAAAGTGAAATATATGGTTTAATTTGGTCAGAGTTAGATATACATTTTGTTGGTAGAGTAATTGACGAACAAACCAAAATAGGTGAAACAACTAAATGGTTACAATATGTTAAAATACGTGACTTACAAGGTAATGTGGAAAAATTTCTTTCCAGTCGTTTGGGTAGTGAATATAGTGAAGATAAATTAGATTACGAGGGTAGTTATACAACTATGATGAAACAACTAATGGATGATGGTGACTACGATTGGTTAGACTTTAGAATACCTGATTATCCAGATTACGGTTTAGTCACCAAAGATATAAATGATATATTCGGAGACTATATTTAACTAAACTATTTATATATTCATTTAAAACTCATATTCATTACAAAAAAAGATATGAGATTAATCAATAAAAATTCAAGACGAGGCATAGTAAATTTATTTGCCGATTTCATTGTGTCTAAAATTGACCCAAAAGAAAAATCAATTATACAAATCACAGATTGTGAGGTATTCATGGTTGTTAATGGTCAGACCACAAGCGAAACAGAACTTAACATTGATGAGTTAAAAAATGAATTCAATGAAACCTATAAGGAGATTCTTAAATCATTAGGTTTAGAACATTTCAACGTTATCAATATAATCAAATACGGTGTTGATATATTACCAATTGAAACAGGTTGGGTTGATACAAATAAAAATGTATTTGTTGAGGAGAATAAATCATTTGATGAAATTTCAATTAGTTCTGAGTTTCCCTATGGTTATAGTTTACGTACAGGTAGATCTATGGTTTACTACTCACATTATATACTTAACCAAATTTCATCAACAATAGGTTCAGAAAGTATGTGTATTCATTTCTTACCTAAAGTAGATGATGAGGTTGATATTAAAGTTGTGACTACATCAAATTATAACCCACAAACAATCAGATCACTAATTTTAGACGTATTTGACTTTGATTTAGAGGACTTCTCTGATAGAATGGAGTCTTATGACCTTACCCAAGATATATTGGATCCTGAGGGAGAAAAACCATACTTGGTTCAGGACAGATTAGAGGATGTAATTATATTCTAAAAAAACCTCCTCTTTGTGGGCGGGGGATTTATCAATCCCCCCACCCTGGAGCCCTAAGATCATTAGTTACAAACAAATCACAAATTACATTTGCAGGAACTTTTCCCGTCGCATAAAAAAGTCTGATCACCTGCTTTATTTTTTTGATCAGCATAAGGTTGACAGTAAGTTTTAACTCTTGCTTTACTATGATCAATCATTTGACTTGCAATATCATACTCATTATCATCCCACAATTCTTCCCAAGGTGATCCCCATTTAAAAGTGTTTCCACCTTTAAGGTTGAAGTATTCTCCTTGTTTTGCAGCTAATATATACCACTGCCTTAAAAATTCATTTTGCTCAATCAAACCGTATGTTTTCCATTCGTTTGCAACTTCTTGAGCCAACTTGGCACCACTTCCGCTAATATCTAATCCTGATAAAGCTTTTATAAGTTTTTGTGCCGCCTTTTTTGTTTTAACCGCATCACCAGCAGGCCATGATGTCTGAGCCTTATTATTCAACCAAACTTCTGTTCCTCTTACAGTTTGGTACGCATTACCACCACCATATCCATATGCTGGCTCAAAAATACTTTTTTCGTCAATAAAAAAACCTCCCTGATCAGGATATGTTTCTTCTTTTTCTCTAATAATTCGTCTAACTAATCTTGTTAAATCCGATTCTGTTAATCTTATAATTCTTCCCATAATATTTTAATTTATTAATAAATACTTCCACATTCAAAAAAAAAACCCACTCTTATTAGGAAGTGGGGTTTTTTATTATCCTCTATTAAGTGTTTTTTTAAATTTAAGGAAAAACAATAGTATTATATTTTTTTACTAATGCAACAATGTCGTTCATATTTATGACTTCACCCCTTTTCCATTTCTTAGAATATAATTCTTTTCCATTTTTAGATACATTCAAACTTACAACATATCCCGCTTCTTTACTATATTCATGTCCAGGGAATACATAGTTAACATAAATACCATTAACATCACCACCTCCTTTACCATCTTTAAATACCATAGTTACCCCATTGTTTCGATATTCTGATTTTGTAAACCCCATAGGGACTAACGCATTGATAACAGTATCAAAATGAGTTTTTGGGTCTTTAACTCCATCTTCTTGTTCTCTTATAATTCGTCTAACTAATCTTGTTAAATCCGATTCTGTTAATCTTACAATTCTTCCCATAATGTTTTAATTTATTAATAAATACTTCTATGTTCAAAAAAAACCCACTCTTATTAAGAAATGGGGTTATAATTTATCTTTCGTAAAATTCTTTAATTATTTTTACACCTTCATCAAGTTCATCATAATCTCTTTCAGGAGCATAAAGTTCAGTTTTAGAATTTTCTTGTCCCGGTGACTCAATTAACATAAATGCCGGTACGTATTCATTCTTAGTAATTGAAACAAACATATCGTATTCATCGCTATGTTCGTCAATATCTCTATCAATATAAGGTATATCTTCTTTATCCAACATTTCCTTAAGTGTTTTACAATGACCACATGATTTCATTGAAAATATGATTGCTAACTTATCCATTGATCAATTCTGTTAGGATCTCGTTTATTTGACCTTCATTCATTAATCCAACTTTAGTATCAATAACATTCCCATTTTGGAAAACTTTAATTGTTGGTATACTTCTAATACCTAAACTCATAGCAATATCTTTATTAAGGTCAATATCCATTGTATACATCTGAACTTCAGATTTATTTTTGTTTGCAATATCCTCAAAGATTGGTTTCATTATACCACATGGTCGACACCAAACTCCATGAAAATCAACAATTATTTTCTCACCTTTGTTAATTTTTTCTTGTAAATCTACACTACTAATTTCCATAATTTTTATTTAATTTTTGATAAGTTTTTAATGAAGAATGATACTTCGTTTAATTGGTCCATATCGTAATAAATTTTCATCTGATACGACATATCCGCGACCTCCATTTTAGATAAATATATGTAAAACCCAGATTTATGTTTAAGAATTGATTCTAAATGATTAAGTTCAAATTCAAACTCAACACTATCCAAGTATTCAATTTCAAATTTCTTTTCTATTAATGTCTTAGGTGTTAGTCCTATGGTACTATTAACTTTAATGATACCATATAATTTATCATGTCTTTCTTTTAAGATATCCAAAAAATCATTCTCACGTTTAAACATATTGACTATAAATTAAAAAAGTGGGGTTGTTCACCCCACGTTTCTTTTAGATCATTGACTCAGCGGTCTCCCAAAGTTTTGTATTTATTGCGTTTACCGCCATAATGTTTTTCAAACCTCTCAACCCTGTCTTACGACCACTTTGTGATCTGTACTCAACCCCACCTCGTACAAATTTCTCTTGTACTACGTTAAAGACTTTCCAAAGGTCATCTCCTTCATCTTCGTTACGGTTAGGTGTTAACAAGTCCACTAAATCAAGTGTTGAAGGAACTGAACCTGTTGCCCATCTAAGTCTAGATGCTTTTTGAACGAACTCAACTTTTTCATCCATAGTAAGTTGACGTTCCATCATTCGTCCAACAGAGTGTTGAATCATTGGTAATTTCTTTGCGAAACTTTCCGTTAACATTTTAACATCGTCAAGTTGGAAATCTTTGTGTCGGATTCGGAATTGGTCTGCTACTGACGTAGGAACGGTTAAACCATTACTACACACCAATCTGTGAAGACCTGCACTCATTGAGAATGCCGACATACCATTGTGAGAGTTTTTGATGATTGCTTCAACCAAAGTATCACCAACAGATGGAAGTTGTCCATTACGGAACTTAACTTCGTGTAAGGCGTGGATGCCACTACCATTTTGTTTAACAGATGAAATTTCCCACCCTTCTCTATCAAAGAACTCCATGATCTTGTCTGTAGGGACAAACTCATACTTGTTTGTCATTTTTGACGATGGAGATGTTGCGAAGATTGATGGTGCGGTTGACTTGATTAATTCTGGAGTATAGATCATATAATTAGTTTTTTAGATTACCTTACAAAGATAGTCAATTTTTTGGATTCTACAAGCCTTTACATAAAAAAAATCAATTAAGTATGATATCCCCAAACTTAGTCTTTTGAATAAATCCTTTCACTTTGTTTGTATAACTTAATTTTTGGTTTAATTCAGGTGATTTAAGTTCAACAACAACATCTATAATCTGTTGTTTGGTTAATACAAAGTCTTCACCTTTCTCATAGTTCTCAATAGATTTTTCTTTCATCTTTTGAAAGAATTCTTCTTTTTGTACCTCACCAACAAGATTCATAAAATCACCTGGATTTTTTTCAAAGAAGGTTATTAGTTGACTAATATAAATTTCTATGTCTACGTTCATCATTAAGATCTTATGGGTCCACAATGTTTCTTCAATTCAGGAGGGAAATTGATAAACCAAAATCCTTCATCCTCTGTCATATATTCTTCTAATTTTTTAGGTATTCTCATACCAGGATTTGAATTCTCCGTTGAGAAGAAGTTCAAACAATACAATTCACCAAACGCCTCAGGAATACTTTCCAATTGTGGGTTATTAGGTAAGTTTATAAATTTCAATTTTGTACAATTTCCAATACTTTCAGGGATTGACTTAACCATATTATCAATAATCAATGTTTTTAATTCGGTTAATTTACCAATACTTTCTGGTAAATCCAAGGCAATTGGAGTTTTACTTGTATTTTCCATTTGGATCATAGTCGTATTAGATGGAATATGATCAAAGAAATCATCAAACCCAAATAATGCAACATACTTAGAGTTATCATCTTTTGGATATTCAAGACCAACATAACCACTACTACTAACTCCGGCCAATTGACCTGAGAATTTTTCTCTTAATTTTTTCTTATTATCTCTCATTATGGGACTATTGATGAATGCAATATCGGCATCATTCAATTGACTTAAACTTTTTGTCATCAACCCTTGAAGTTTTCTTGCCGCATAATATTTCAAAACACTAGGTTCAGAATCATTGATCATTTCAGCACTCAAGTCCATTCCCAACCCTAAGTATTTGTTTTTAAGATTTTCGGTAAAGTTACGATAAATTTCATTACCATTAGTTCTATATGTTAAATCAGGACTTGAAAGCTCAAGCCACATTTCAGCCGCTTGTTCACCACCAAGTTCTTTAATCGCATCTTTATTGATAGTAGTATTTTTGTAGTCATTCAGTACTTTTTGTTCAGCAGAACTCAATGGATCCGCAACAAACAAATGTTCTTTACCTTTTAATTTTGGAACTTTACTTACAATTGTACTCCAATTCTCTCTCTTATGTCCTGAATAACCTCCAGACATATTTTGACCATCAGCAATTCTTTTTCCACCATAAGGTTCAACTAAGATAACAACTGAGTAGTTAAGGTCACCAAATGGTTTATCTTTATCAATAACATAATAAATTGTTAAATTATTACCCAAACGATAGTTATAATACATATTACCACCACCTGATTTAGATATACACCAACTTCTTCCGTTAGCCAATTTAATACATTGTTCCTTACCACTTGGTTTGAAAATTAATAAGTTATCATCATCATATATTGTTTCAATGTCAGAATAATCATCTTTTGTATCTTTAATGTCATCAGTTAAATCTCCCATACCATCTAATGTATGTTCAAGTTCATCAAAACTCATAAACAACAATGGTGGTAAATTTGCAGGTAACCTATGATATAGATCCAAATATGTTGAAACATAATAAATTAATTGTTCAGGTGTCACATTAACCTTGTCATCTTTAAATTTCTTAAGTGCCGCTGATGTTAACATAGTATTAAACTTACTCTGTAAAAACTCAACCAATTTCAAATAAGGCATTTTAAGAACGTCTCTTTGATTAATAGGTAATATTGGAAACAATTCGTAAAACTTACGTAACGCCAATTTAACCGCATTTTTGTCGGATCCTTTATTGGCTTCCATATATTTTTTGAATATACTTTTTTCTTGTTTTTTTATCTCTTTTGATAAAACAATGTTCTTAACAATAGTATAAGTTAATTTGGTAATATCTCTTTGATCTTGAGGTAACCCATTTTTATATTTCTCAAATGCATTAATAACTGCCGTAATTTGTTCTTCAGTATCTCTAGTTGTAGGTTTAAATTTGTCAATTAAAAATTTAATGACTTTTTCAGACATTGCCTCACTTACAATACGTTTACCGTTTGTGTTTTCTTTTATGACAGATGTTAATACCTTAATTAATTCCATAATAAGTTTTTAATATAAATATTCCAATAGTATAAAAAAATGATTAGTAATTCATTATTAATAATTCCTCACCCATGTTTTGTTTTGTTCCCTTTTTTGCTGCTGCCGCTTTAGCGAACTCTTTTTTCTCCCATTTGTACTGATCTTCAGGAAACCATTCGTGTAATAATTCAAAATCATAGTAAGATAAACTGAATTTACCTTCCATACTTGTTAAAGACTTTGAAAGTCTTTCGTGGTCTTCCCTATCAAAATCATGATTAGAATAATAGTTCTCAGTCTTCCAATATGGTGGATCCACATAGAAGTAAGTTGTTGGTGAATCATACTTTTCAATCACCTCAGCAAAATCCATATTCTCCACATCACTTATTCTTAAGAAATGTTCAACCCAATCAGGTTTCATTAACTTATCTCGGAATGTTAAGTATTTAGATTTGTACTTACCTTTTAAGTCAATGAAAGAACTTTTTTCAGGTTTAGATCCTGAGAAGACTTGTGTTAAAACATACGCATATTTAGCGGCAACATCATAATTACCAGGTTCTACCCTGAAATTTTCAGCAAATATTTCAACCTGAAAGCTGATAAATTGTTCTTTATATATTGATGGTGTTACTTCTTCCCCAAATTTTTGACATGGAATCGCATTGATTGATTCCAATAATCTTTCAGGATTCTTAATACATTCAAATAG